GCGATGTACGATCTCGCAGCTGCTAATTGTAATTTTTCAGGATCAAATCCGACTGTCTCCAAAGTTACGTCAGCATTTAGAAACGCAGTGCCACGATTGCGACGTGCTGTGGACCAGGAATCAAGCAATTTCGCAATTCTGTCAGCAGGTAAAGCCGTGCCGTTGGATTTCAACACCATTGATGGAATTGGCTCACGTGCGTACATCGCAGCGGCACGTTCAAGTTCCGCACCCGTGCGGATTGTTCGACCTGCTCGATTCAGCACGCCTTCATCGTTTCCGTTAAATACGACCAATGATCCAATACCTGAATTCGGTACTGGCGTGCCATCGACCATATAATATTCAATTTCAGTGGCAAGCGAATTTGTTTGAATGGTCACGCGTGATGGTGAAACGCGTTGCACGCTGCGCACCCGATTTGTATCGGAGAAAAATTCTGTGATCTGCCAATACCCATAGCCATATAGCAGAATGTCCTCTAGCGTCCACACATAAGTCGCTGATCCTGGCACACGTGGATCAGGTGTACGGATAACACGTGGCAGTGCATCCTCGATTTCCATTCCAGTGGATCGATCAATGACTTCAAGTCCGATCGATGCGATTGATGAGCAAATAATGTTTCTCGCACGTGCCGCCGTTGGAATTGACATAAATTCCTCACGGGTTGCAGTGTTAGCACCGCCGAAAAATGGCGTCAATGAATCCAGTGATGTGACTGGACCAAGTTGCGCAGATACGTCAGGTGATTGCGGCGTTGCCACCGTTTCGATCTGACGCGTTGCAAATATGTCGCGAATTCCCATTTGCAAATTTTCTCAGTGGGATACCACTATCCGACCATAATGTCGGTTTCCGTCTCTGGGCGTGTCGCGAAATGTGTCGCGAGCGCCGTCGCCACACTGGCGCACACCGCCGTTTGACTGGCACGCCTTCCAATAACCCAACCGCCATCACCGCGACGCAGTTGAACCGCTGAAAGCATTTGGGCAGTCAGTTCGGGTTGATTCGTATGACGCAACCTGCCCGAATTTATAGCACCAAGCAATTCGTCACACGATTGAGGATATGACGCGTCCATATCGTAGATCGGGATTCCTGCTGGCTGTAATCGAGCCGCTACCGCACCGCTAGTTTTGCGGCTATAAAGCAAATGTTCGATGGGATACTTTCGGCAGTAAAACGCGGCGTCATTTGCCACGGCTCGATCGTCTAGTTGCCTTTCGTTTTCCCACGTGTGCAGCAGTTTCACAATAAAGCGTTCATCGCCTAATTTCTGCGCACCGACCAGCGCACAATGCTTTCGGTCAGGTGAAATGTCCAAAGCCAGCCAGGTGAGTTTCTCAGGATCAAGATCGACGTCAGGATCGGCACATCCATCCCACGCGGCTTGACTGATGATCGACGAAATTGTCTGCACCCACCTGCATAAAACCTCGGTTTGTACGACTTCGGGTGGGTCTTTCAAAACGCTGCGAATATTGTCGATGTGGATCGTATGACCCAAAGCAGGATTTGCCATTGCAAAATTTTCATCCGTCAAAGCGTCGGATGCACCTGACCACTCGAAATATCCGATGTCATCAACCACACCCGACGCAGCGGCGATTCCCCGTTCGCGTAGCAAATTTAGCACCTTGCTGTGTTGGTCGCCAGCGTTCGAATATGTCATCACCATCGGATTTTTCGCCGCAAGTAATGTGTACCGCAATGATGCAAATGATTCGAGTTCGTGCATCTCACGCAATTCATCCAGGTGTACGGTTTCAGGTTTCGAGATACCGCGAGCAGCTGAGCCGCCAGCCTTGATGATGAATCGATTGATGCCCGTCGATCCCTGGACTTCGATTTCCTCACTGCCGTGTGACCATCGGATTCGCTTTACACGTTTGGCAAGATCATCGGATGATTCGATCAGATTTACCAGCGCACGGAATTGTTCCAATGACGTCGCCAATCGGTGAGCCGATGCCACCTGCAACGATTCATCCCAATGGAATAAGCCCATCAAGATACGCGAAAGCATCAGGGTTGATTTTCCTGACTGCCTGGCTACGACGATGCAATTCAGTGGGGTTGCCCATCTCCCGTCAGGCTTGACTTTGTGGGCGTGAATCGCCACGTATTTTTGCCACGGCATAAACCCGTCAGGAAAGATTGTGTCAGCGAAATCGATCAATTCCTGACCCCTGGATGGCAAATCATTGACTGGCGTGTGGATTCTAGGCGTAGGACTGCCAATGACAGGGGCTAATGACGGCGCCAAAACCGATAGCAGCCGATCTGAGCCTGTTTCGACCTGCTGATGACTATCTGACACCTGAACCGCCTTGATCGTGACTTATAGACACGTTTTCGGGGATATAACGTTCAGGGAGAGTCGGGGGTGTCAAAGGCTGTTCAAAAAAACGACCACCTTTACGTAAATTGCAATTTTCACACAATACCTGCAAATTCTCCTCTAAGTCTGATCCACCCAATCGCTTTGGCACTATGTGATCGATGTGCATCTTGCTTTCAGTATCTCCACACTGCTGGCAGCAATGACCATCCCTTGCAAGTATGCGTTCACGTATGCGTCGCCATCCCTTGCGATCGCTAGCCTTCCACGCCTTGCTCATCAGTAGTATCCATTCGCTTTGTGAAACGTCCAGGCTTTACACATTGAACCATATCGATGATTGATGTACTTAATCGTTGCGTCAATCTGACGATACGCATCCAGGTTTCTATAGTGCTGTGAACGCATTTGCCCTATCCCGTAGTGACTTCCGTTTTTAGCAGCTGGATTCCAGGTTCGATTCTCTTTATAGATTATCTTGTTAAAGCATTGATATTGCACATCATTGATGATCCTTGAATGTGCATACAATTTGTAGTGATCGATGTTGGATGCTGTTGCGTGTTGCATCTGTACTGAAAGCAAGCCTATACATAGGCATAACTGTGGCAATAGCCGAATACGCCTAAGCGAGCAATCCGCCTCAGCGGCTCGCTTCAAGCGAATCCAGCGTACCGAACGAGTCAAATACATTGCAAGAATGTGGATAAGTTGAACGGGGCTTCGGCGTGTTGTCCACAAGTTATCCACACCCTTCATTGATGACCCCATCCCGTACCCTTGAAATGGATTGGCGTTGATGTCCAAATCCGTTCCATTGTGATCAAGCAATACGGGCATCCAGGTGGCGTGAGATCAGCATCGAAATCAGCCTTGATTGGACTGATTGTGCCGCACACTGGGCATTTGAATTCATAAACTGGCATCTTGCACCTGGAATGATTGGATGCCTAATACGCCGCAAGATAGACATTCCACGCAGTGAACGTATGGCGGCAGATTGTCTGCAACCTTGACGATTTTGTGATCGGTGGATTTCTTTTCAACGCGACAATCAAGCCTGATAATTTCTAGCATAGATACTCCGATTCAAATTTTCGATGGGATTTAAGTCTGACGGATTGATCCAATATGAGCCATCACTGCGCTGCCTGGATGGACGACGTGCCATACCAATGACGATCCAGCCCACAATGTAGTAATTGGGTGAATTACCCGTGACCAGCACGGCAATGTCATCGGCTCGATCTCGATCACGCAAGATCAGACATCCAGCCTTCCAGGGTGTGTGCTTGACTTCAAGATTCCAGCCGACATCAGCCTGATTTTTGAATGTATTGACGGTGGGTTTCCATTCATCAATTTGAAAGTATTTGGCGACTGCATTTTCGGCACCGATTGATTCAGCCATTCGTGCAATATCCTGAAATAAATTCAGTTTTTGTACCGAATAATCCGTCAATCCTTCCGCACCGACGGCTCGATCAAACGCTGCTTTGGCGCACATCATTTCCTCATCGTGATTGAGTTTGATTGGAATCATTTACATTCCTGACATAACCAAATCATCGTCAATCCCTGTGATCCGTCATATCGACCAAATTCCAATGGCTTCCATCGTTCGCATTTGTCACACCAATCGATTGAAATTGGATTCTGCTCTTTGATGACCGTGCCATCGATCTTGAATGTAGTCTGCTCGCCAGTGCTGAGTCTTGTCATTTTCATTTCACCCACGATCACACCTGTGGCTTCCACTGCATATCAGCTGCTCTGACGTACCAAAGCGGTGCGCATTGAGTTGCCTTCGACTTTTCGGTGCAGGAATAATTTGCCCATTCCTTGCCTGTTTTCTGCGATACGCCTTCACGCCATACACGATGCCCGTGGACGCATTTTGGCGCTTCGGGTACGAGTTCCCCACCTAACTGTGTTTTGATCTCATTGATGGCGCTTGACGCCGTGGTGAAACCATCCTCACCAAATGGACGTGACCAGGGATCATCATCGATGAACGCCTTTGGCAGCGTTTCTACCTGTTCCATTGATTCCCGACTGGGCTTTGTTTCTGTACCCAAAACCACGCTTGCGCAGCGTCCGATTGCACTACTGACTGTATCCTCGACGTACCATCGTTTCATTTGGACGTTATAGGCAGTGACCATTCCGTGTGCATAATCGATGGCTGCTGGCTTTTCATCCTCATAGTGACGGAATATGCGGCACTCGATCAGGATGTATCCCTTTTCAGGATTCCAGTCGATGATCGATGTCTCGATGCGGTTCGTTGGGTAGGTGGCGTGCAGTCTGATGACTTTTTGATTGACCGTTTCGTATCCGTCCAGGAATGACATTATTTGATCCCCTTACGTCCAGCGATCTTGCCACGGATAAATCCTTCAACCTGACCTGATTTGAATCCGATTGTGTATCCAGCAGTAAAACCAATCAAGATGCCAAATAGCATCCACATTGCCGTTTCATTGAATGTGTACATTTTCTTACTCCCGACGGGAGATTTGTCTGAGTCTCCCTACGCATAAGGTGACGCATCGGGCTGACATTTGCAAGGATTCCGCGTGGAATTCGGCGTGTCTAAGGCTTTGGATGATCCTTTAGATGCTCGATCAGCAGGGTTCGAATCTCACGGACATCGGTACGGATGCCATCGGCAAATCCATTGCTGACGGGTCGGGAATTCTTTTCTGCTTTAGCCGCAAATAGCGCAGCGATCGCGGAAATGGTAGCAGCGGCGATCAGTCCGATCGCTGTGATTGCTTCGGTCATTTGGCATTGACGCCAAAATCCGAATCCTTAGGATTCAAATATCGCAAAACTACTGGCACGACCGCTGATGCACCAGCCATTAAAATGGCTTTTGGATCAGTAACTCCAGCCATAAACACGGCTAATCCAGCGGCGATGAATGAACGCAACCAAGATGCGCCAAGTGCTTTCCATTGAGTCATTTTGATTGTCCTAACTTCTCGATCAACGCAGCGGCTTTCGCTGGCGTCAAAGCAATTTCAAAGTGCATTTCATCCTTGCGGTTTCTGTAATCTCCACCCCAAATTAAACCGTATTTTTTAGCCAGCGCACGGATCATCGGTACTTTCTCGATTGGGAATGTTCCTACCTTGCCCAATGGATGTTTCGTGGCGTTTAGATCGATGGCTGTACCGCTTGAATGATTGCTGAGATTTACTGCATCCCCACGAACCTGGCGAAAGCAATACCCCCAATCATCCAAACCACCTTCATCGATCGGCTCGATCAGTTGATGGAATTCAGCTGCGAAACCGACCAGCAATGGTGCAACGGCTTTGGCGCAAGCCAATTTCGTTTTTGTGCCTGGAATCAAAAATGAATCAATTTCGATTTCACTTCGAATTTTTGATGCCGTCCAGCCGTTAGCCGATTTGATCATTTAAGCAATAAAGCCGCTTCATCGGCTGTGATGCCTAAGCGTTCAAGCAATGCTGCTTTTGCTTCGGCTTTGTTTTGTTCATCGGCAATTCGTGCAGCATTTTCGGCTTGCAATTTGTTATATGCCGCAAATTCATCATCGTTCATTTCACGATCAATGATTTCATCGGTTTCTGTGTTATGGATTCGGATCATTGGCTTAGTCATTAGTTCACCCCGTAGATATAGACTGTTCCACCTGAGAAATTGTAATCAGGCGTAAATGTGATGCTTGAAATGGCTGCTGAGCAGTCATAGGTTGCAGTTTGAACCATTGTGCTGACTCCTGCATTTGTAGTACCTACACGACCGCCAGCATTTGTATAAATACTTACCTGATCGGTGGCTGTGTAATTTGGAATTGAAATCTGAGCATTGGCAAGATTTGCTGGAGTAGCCGCTGTATTTGGGCATCCTCTAAATCCTGGCATCGATGTGAAAGCATTGTTATATCCACCACCGACTGACGCATCATCCTTGACGATTTGATTGTACGTATATTTTGAACCAGTATCGCCATTCAAAGTCATTCCGACATTGCCAGCAGTTGCAAGATAAACGCCTTTGACGACAATGAATAAATGTTTGTAAGCAGCTGAAATTGTTGAGATTGTTACCGCTGCACCCGTTAGTGAGGTGGTACTGAGCAATGTTTGACCGCCTGATGGTGCTGCCCACGATGGTGCAGTTGCACCGCCATTGACGGTCAATACCTGTCCAGCAGTACCAATGCCTAATCGTGTGACCGCACCTGATCCAGTTGCGTAAATTACATCGCCAGCAGTTGTCACCGTTGATTTTGGTACGGCTGCTGCTGCTAAGTCATAGGATGTTTTTACGCTGTTTGGTGTTGCAGCAGTTGTCGTCGATGTTGATGATGTCGAATCAGTAAGTTGAACCGCACCTGATTGGGTTGTCGATGATGCCTGGATTCCGACGGTGATTTCACCTGATGTGCCGCCACCTGTCAGCGGTGACGTCGCTGTGATGCCAGTGATGTCGCCTTGATCGTTATTGATCCAGGTGAAATCCATATCGGCATTTGTAGCCTTCGAAAGAATTTGACCAGTAGTGCCACCAAGCAGATCAGCCATCGATGATGCGACCGCCTGACCAAAGACTTCAAAGTCAGCAGGTAAATCCGTGACCAAATCTGTATTTGTCGGCATTTGCCAGTTGAATGGGGTTGTTGGATTGCTCATATTTTCTCCTTATGCTACGACTAGCGCATTTTCCCACGTGAGTGTGTTCGTGATGGTGTTCCAGGCTTCCGACACGCTGACTTCTTGCCACTTCAAAGCCTGGATTGAATAAGCCAGCGGCGACAATAAAGCCGTCACTGAAAGCGTGTTATACCCTGCTGAGAATTGCCAGCCTTCGACGAATCCAAGATATTGACCCGATGTCATATTGTCTGGCATTTCCGAAATACGCAATGGCAATCCCATAAATATGTTAATCATCGAATCTCGATCGGCGTCATCTAATTCGGGGTTTGTCAGTTCATAGGTAATTGACTGCATCATCGGCTGTGGAAATGCCCTGAGTGTCAAATAAAATGCAGCCTGAGATTCGGCATCAACCTGATCGTGCAGGGTGGTCGTAATAATCTGAGCCAATCGACCAAATACTGCCACCGAATCCAAATCCTCATCGGAAACTTCACTGCTCGAATTTGTGCCATATTTGATTGTTACGTCATTTCGTACATCGCCTGATCGAGTTTGAATCTTGATTCCAGCGGCTAAAGCCTGAGCAGCTGAAACGTCCACATATCCATTCGTCGCAAGGTATTGGGTTCGATGTGTGGAATCCGCGTATGAAATCTGCCCCTGGGCATTTTCGTAAATGTAACCAAGCCCTGATGTGGCAAGTGCTGAAACCAAAGAATATACATCCGTCGAATTGGCTGATCGAGCCGCTAGATCATAGTTTCCAGGTGTGTCAATCTCACCCAATCCGACATTCTGAGCATCTGCCCACGTTTCGATGGCTGGTGTGTAATTGCCCCACGTCAAAGCGGCTGGCACTTCCGACCAGTTATTGATCAGCAAATCTGTCAATACTTCAAGAATTTGATTTCCGTCAAAGTCACGATTGAGACTGGTCAGCCATAAGGCTTTCGGTAGCCGTGAAAGCGCACCCAAAGCGACGATCGATATGACCTGATTGATTGCAATCGATCCACCTGATGTCACCTCGATGGAGACGTCGGTGACTGATCCACCCCAAATTGGCACGAATGTACCTGTTGAATCCTGGATCGATACACCGACTGAATCATTGATGTTGATTGTGACCTGAGATTGCGTGACGTTATAGATTTGGAGATTGCAATATCCTGCCTGAGCCTGTTCATAAATATTGGATCGACCGCTGGTCGCCGTTAAATTTGCCAGTACATAGTTTTCATACGAAACGCCATTGATTGTCAGTTGCCAAATAGGATTCCAAAGCGTCATCAGAATACCAATGCGGCTGCGCCGTTTGTGCCTCGATAGTAAGAATTGTTCAAAACGTTGATGATGCTTCGGGCTGTACCTTCGGGATCGATTGCACCTGTGACGTTCAAATTGATGACCGTGTTTCCACCCAATGCGCTATTTGGAATGATCGATCCGTTACCTGATGGCGTAAATAATTCTGGACCACGTTCACCGACAAGATATGACGTGCCACCCATCACTGGACCTCCAGCGGCTCGACCACCACCGAAAACGTTATCAATAGCACCGCCAATAGCCTGGGTGACTGGATTGTTTTTGATGAAATTGACCATTGCTTTTATAGCATTGAAAGCAGTATTGACCACGCTGACCAGGTTCGCAAATAGATCAATAACAATACCAATGGCTGTACCTAACACATTGAAAGCCGATCCCAATATTTTGCCCACGACTGGCGCATACACATCACGAATGAATGTTGCAACGGTTTTGAATAATTCAAGCAGGGGCGCTAATTTGTCTTTGT